TAATCAAGATGTTGAATATTCAACACTAATTCATTTAAGTAAACAACTTATACAATATAAAAAAGATTATAATCTTATCGACTACAACGATATGATTTTAAATTTTATCAAAGAAGAAAAGTCACCAAACTTTGACGTTGTGTTTATAGATGAAGCACAAGATCTATCTTTAATGCAATGGGATATGGTTAAACATATTACTGATAAAACAGTTGATTCATTCATTGCAGGAGATGATGACCAAGCTGTATTTAGATGGGCTGGTGCAGACGTTGATTCGTTCATTGCACAAAAAGGAAAAGTAATAGAACTAAAAGAATCTAGAAGAGTTCCAAGAAAGATACATGAACTAGCTAACTCAATTATTGGTAGAGTTAATAAAAGAATAGAGAAGAACTGGAACCCTAAACAACATGAAGGAAAACTTAGTTCTTACGACAACTTTGAAGATGTAGATATGTCCACAGGTAAATGGTTGGTATTAACTAGAACACGATCAATGTTGGATGCACTAGAAGAAATATTAAGAGACAAAGGTTTTTATTATGAAAATAGATTTAAGAAACTTTATGAAAAAGATATTCAAGAAGCTGCAACTAACTGGGAGTATTTAATCAAAGGACAGATGCTTGATTCAAAACAAATAGAAAATATTTCAAAGTACATCAGTAAGGAAAAATGGAACAAGGATAAACTAAAATCGATGGTTAAGAATACGGTTTACAGTTTAGAACAATTACAAAAAGACTATGGACTTCAAACTAATGAGGTTTGGTATGAAGCTTTTGATCAAGCAGGGCAGAAAAGAATTAATTATATAAGACGTATGAAACGTAATGGAGAGATGTTGAACCAAGAACCACGGATCAAACTATCAACCATTCACAGTGCAAAAGGTGGTGAAGAAGACAACGTAGTCTTACTAACTGATCTTACATACAACACAAAAAAATCATACGACAAAAACCAAGATGATGAAACAAGATTATTTTACGTAGGTGCAACAAGAACAAAGGAACACTTACATATTATAAGACCAAAAGATGATAGCAAATGTTACCCAATGGAGGAAATTATATGACAAGTAAAGGCGTACTAGATGAGGCATTCCCACAAGATAAGCAGATAGGCGGGAGTCACTACAAAGACTTTCACATTCAGCCTTATGAATTTATATCAAAGAATGATCTCTCGTTTTTTCAGGGCAACGTAATTAAATACGTTTGCAGATATAAAAATAAAGCAGGCATACAAGATCTAGAAAAGATTAAACATTACTGTGATTTAGAAATATTAAAGATGAAGGATACAAAATGAGTGTAGCAAAAAATTGGTCCTTACATTACAGAAAAATTTATGAGCCGCAGATTAAAAGATTAACGGAGAGGTATAATAAAATATATGATGAGAATAAAAAAATGAAGGAAAGATTAGTAAAATATGAAGGCAGTATGAGAATGGTTTATTATTATAACAAAAAAGAAAAATAATGAGTTGGCAAGAAGTTAAAGCAAGAGCAAAAATAATAGAAGAAAACTTTGCAAAGAATTTAACAAACCCTAAATGGGCAAATGATTATCAAGACATGCACGAGCATTGGGATGTAGAGGGTACACTGGATGGTAAACTTTTAAAGTTTGATGTTAAAGGAATGAAGAAAGTAAATCGTTGGGATAATAAAAAACAAGATGACATTGCTTGGGTTGAAGGAACTAATGTTAGAGGTAAACCTGGATGGGTAAAAGGCAAAGCAGATTATATAGTATTTGAAAGAACTGATCATTGGCTTCTAATTGGTAGACAAGAATTATTAGATCACGTACAAAATAAACTAAAGGAGAAAGGTTACGAAAAAGGTAAAGGAGTTTATCAAATCTATCAAAGAGAAGGTAGACTTGATAAAATCACCATGGTCCCTTTTCAAGATATGGAACAATTAACTAATGTAAAAAGGATAAATAAAGATGCAGAAAATAATATTTAAACCACAAACAGAATGGTTACCACCTGAAGAATTTCCAGATCTATCTAAACACGATGAGATTGCAATTGACTTAGAAACCAAAGATCCTGAACTAACAAAGATGGGATCAGGAGCAATCATTGGTAAAGGAGAAGTAGTAGGTATCGCTGTAGCTGTTGAAGGCTGGTGTGGATATTATCCTATTGCTCATGGCGGTGGTGGAAACATGGACAAAGCTATGGTTCTTAAATGGTTTCAAGATGTTTTAAATACTAAGGCTTGTAAAATATTTCACAATGCAATGTACGATGTTTGTTGGATTAGATCTATGGGTTTAAATATTAATGGTGCTATTATAGATACTATGATTGCATCTGCCTTGTGTGATGAAAATCAATTTCGTTTTGATTTAAATACTTGTGCTAAAAGATATGTGGGTACAGGAAAAGATGAAACAGCTTTATATGCAGCAGCAAAAGAATGGGGCATTGATCCTAAAGGTGAGATGTATAAATTACCTGCAATGTATGTAGGACAATACGCAGAAAAAGATGCAGCTATTACATTACAACTATGGCAATATTTAAAAACAGAAATAACTAATCAAGATATACAATCTATTTTCGATATGGAAACAGAACTATTTCCTTGCCTCGTTGATATGCGTTTTTTAGGGGTTCGTGTAGATACAGAAGGAGCCCACTTATTAAAGAAAAAATTAGTTGAAGAAGAACAGTCAGCATTACTAGCAGTGAAAAAAGAAACAGGAATAGAACCTCAGATATGGGCAGCAAGATCGATTGCCAAAGTTTTTGAGAAACTAAAATTACCTTATGATGTAACTGAGAAAACATCTGCTCCTTCTTTTACTAAAAATTTTTTACAAAACCATCCCCATCCAGTGGTTCAAAAGATTGCAAGAGCCAGAGAAATAAACAAGGCTCACACAACTTTTATTGATACCATACTAAAACATTCTCATAAAGGTAGAATACACGCTGAAATTAACCAACTTCGTGGGGATAACGGCGGAACTGTGACGGGTAGATTTAGCTATTCGAACCCTAATTTACAGCAAATTCCTGCTAGAAATAAGGAACTTGGACCTATGATTAGGTCATTATTTATACCCGAGAAGGGCCATACATGGGGTGTATTTGACTATTCTCAGCAAGAGCCTAGGTTGGTAGTACATTATGCAGGATTACAGAACCTATACGGCGTTGATGATGTATTAGATTCCTATAATAATGATCCTGATACAGACTTTCATACAATCGTTGCCGATATGGCTAATATACCAAGATCTCAGGCTAAAACTATTAACCTAGGACTGTTCTATGGTATGGGTAAAAATAAATTACAGGCTGAACTAGGGGTAGACAAAGAAACTTCTGATGGTTTGTTTAAACAATACCATGATCGAGTTCCCTTTGTTAAACAGCTAATGGATAATGTCATGCAAAGAGCACAGCAACGTGGTCAAATAAGAACTTTACTTGGAAGATTATGTAGGTTTCATCTATGGGAGCCGAATATGTTTGGAATGCATAAAGCAATGACACATGATGCAGCGCTCTTGGAACACGGACCAGGGATTAGAAGAGCTTACACTTACAAAGCTTTAAATAAATTAATTCAAGGATCAGCAGCTGACATGACTAAAAAAGCAATGATCGAATTATATAAAGAGGGTATCATACCACATATACAAGTGCATGATGAACTTGATATATCTATAGAGTCTCCAGAACATGCAAATAAAATAAAAGAAATTATGGAGCACGCAGTTGAACTGCAAGTACCCAATAAAGTAGACTATGAATCTGGTCCAAATTGGGGTAATATAAAATGATAAACTATGGCTTACTTGAACGCAAACATACCACCGACTTACGCACAAATAAGAAAGGAGTATCTTTATGATCTTAAAAAACATAAGGGAGAAGTTGCTGACTGCATTATCTTTGGTCTTAGCGCTCTTACAGGCAGGGCTATATTATTTCATGCTATTATGGAAAACGGTGCAATATTTTATCGCTTACCAATTAGCGCGTTTATTCAACAGGGATTTGATGCATCCAGAGTGCCCTCAAGACGACTTGATGAACTACAGCTCTGGAATTGTTTTTCTTATTATCCTGCTGTTCATCGTTGGGATATACTAGACGGACAAGCGGGTAAGTATATAGGAAAAGATAAAAAATGGCACCCAGGAAAATATTTATTTACAGTTGACTTTGCACATCCAGAGTCTAATATACTTGACACTGATCATTCAGAGATTCCGCACGAACACAAGTGCGCTCACATAATTGCCCTCGATGACGGTAATTTTGCAGCACAACCTAACAACAGATGTATATGGGATATACCTTCTTTTACAGTAAAAGATGATATTCCTGATTGGAAAGTGCAGACTTCTGAATGGAATGTAGAAGATAGTAGGGCTTGGCGTACAGAAGATACCGACAAGTTCTTCTA